GGCGCGAGTCGTTCACCACCGGCGTGTCGGTCTGTGCCGTGTGCGGCGCGATGGTGCCGAACTGCGACCGCGCCCGTCACCGCGAGTGGCACGCCAGGAATGTTCTGTGACAGGAGATCCCCGATGAGCCTATGGCAATGTCCGTCGTGCGGCACGTTGACGGGGCCGAATCCAAGCCCGTGCCCGAAGTGCGGCCAGCCGACGCAGTACTACAATCCGGAGTTGGCGGCCCGGTCCTCCGGGGCGACCGCGCTCGACGAGCTGCTCACGCCAGTCAAACTCACCGGGCTGATCTATGACTATCAGGGCACGCGGCGGCTATCCGACATTCATGCCGATCTCGTGGCCCTGCTCTCCCCGTGGGCCGAGCAGCAGCAGGCGCAGATCCAGACGCTCACGCGAGAAGTTGAGAGGCTACAGGCCGAGGCCACTGAGTTCTCTAACCGGCCCGCGATGGCGGCCGGTCTGACTGAGCGCGTTTGGGACATGATCGACCTCGTGAAGCTGATGGATGAGGTCAATGGCCCTGAAAAGGCCGAAGGCTCAAACTGAGACACTACCATCTTTGGGGTATGAGTAATGAGTGCGCCAAAGATATCAACGTGGCTCAATCATTGCGCGTCACCTTTTCCTGCTCCCTCTGGGAGCGCCGGACGGAGCGCTCGTGAGCCGCTAGGCCGTCCGCTCCCACCGATGCACGTAGGTTGAGGCCACGACTTCCTGGCAGGCGGGTGAGCAGTACCGACGCCGGAGATCGTCGCTCAGTGGCCCACCACAGCCGCGACAGAGGCGGGCCACGCGCTGTTGCCGAACCCTAAGCACGAACGCTCGGTACGCCGCCGTCGCCCGTTGAAAACGCACCACTGAGCCGCCCATGTCTGGGTGCGCCCGAAACGCCGCTTCCCGTAACGTGTCGTGCTCCTGCATCAGCCGCACGTTCTCCGGCTTGACGTGATGCACCGACCTATCGAGCAGCACAACTGCGACCGTCACCGCTTCGCCATCTCCCAGATCACCATCCCCGCGCAGCAGTTCGGGTCGATCTTTGCCAGTGCGAATTTCGTGAACACCTTCTTGAGCGACTGATCGTAGCCGTCCGGCAGGTAGGTGATCTGAAAGTCTAGGACTTCGCCCTTACTCACTTCCCATTGCGCGAATCCGTTGAGATCCAGCGTCTTTGTGCGCCCGCCATCCACAGCGGTCCGAAGGATCACTTTCGCGCGCACGCCGCGATCGGTCGCCGGGTCGATGCCGTAGACACTGGCGCATGTCCGGTGCGCGTCCGTCACCTTGCACGGAGGCGCATCCCGATTGATCCGCATGTAAGGCGCTTGCCTCGTCGGAAATGACACGCGCCGAATCGGCAGGTTCAAGTGACTGATGGCCTGCGACTGATCGCCCGCAGGCATCGGCGGGACTTGGAGAGACAACAGCGCGAGGAGCAGCGCCAGCATGACTATTTCCCCGTCCCGACCGGCTGCGTGGTCGCGAGTCTCAGCGCGATATCCAGCGCCGACTTCGCAATCGCCGCACCACTGATCGTGGTCACGGTGGGATCGCCCGAGATGGACAGGCCAAACAATCCCCCGCCGGCCTGCAGAATGGCGAGCCAGAACGTGCGCGACTTTAGCAATGACTTCATGTCACTTCCCTCCTAATTGATCCATGACCTCGGATGGTGTGAGCACCACTTGGCGCCCGCGATACCGGATCACGATGTCGTCAATCGCATCGAGCGCGAGTAGAATCTGGCGGCGCAATCCCTGCCCCGCCTGCTCGGTCGCAATCGCCTTCCCATGCAGAATCGCCGCCCCCGTCATCATCGACAGCACGATCTGTCGCCGTGTGAGTTGCTTCATTGGCTCCTACCTCGGCCGGGGAACAATGGTGGTACACGCTTTTTTGTCCTCATCCGATTTCGCCGTGTTCAAGCAGATCCGCTGGAGCACGCCGTAGAGCGCCCACGACTGATCCTTCTGGACCTCGAGATCCTGAGAGAACTTGACCGTCGAGGCTTCGATCCGGTCGAGTTTAGGGTTCTGTGCCCACAGCACATAGCCCAAGACCGCCGCGGGGACGCCGACAATCGACACGACTTGCGCCCACATCGGCAGGCGTGCAGTCCCGTTCTGTTCCGTCGTCTCCGTCATCGATTACGCTCCACGAATGACTTTTAATTGACGTTCCCCTGACAGCCACACGGACTGCCGCGCCGGCCGACTGGTGACGACGCATCCGTGGCTTGCCGAGCCAGGCTTCGCGCGTGAATCGCCGTGAATCAGGAACCCCGCTCGTCCATGCATCTCGTTTTCTGGAGCCGGCGTCAGTCGCAGGACATACGGCCCATTGTTCGGACTCTCGTACGGCGGGCCAACTTCGTAGAAGCCGATCGGGATCGGGCCGACGTTGGCCACGTGCTGCAAGTCCGGATTGTTTTTGCCGTCAGCGTGCCCGGCATACGACAGAAATACCGTTTCTGGATCGGTGTCCTGGTAGAGACGGCCCGAGGACTGCTCGAAGATCCACATAGCTACTTCTTCGCCACCAAGACAGGCGCCGCGGGGGCATCCTTCGCGCGTTCGATCGCGCCGATGGCGGTCAGCATCGTCAGCGCGCCCTGCGTATTCCCAGCCTCGAGCAATGAGGCCAGCTTGTGCTTCGCGCCAGCGCTCGCATATCGCGCCGCGTTCGATCGGAGCCCGTGAAGAATCTGCGCCCAGCCCATTGTGCCGATGGCATTGGACTGACCCGGCCGGAGCGCAGACTTTTCCGTGATCTCTGCCACGTCCGACCAGAAAGAAAAATCCTTATTGGCGGCGGCGACTTGCGGCTGATCTCGCGCGATCGACTTCCGGAGCATGTTCGCCGCTGAGCGGTACAGTTCGGCCGTTACGTTCTGCGACGTCGTGTTGGCCGCCTGCCATTTCCCGAGTCGGTCCCACTTCTGTCGGAGATTCCGCATTTCCTCGAAGGGGATGAAATCACCCGCGCCTTCAAGGGTTTTCTGCATCGCCTCGATCTGCGCGATCTCGCCTTCGGCGCCGGAAATCGGCACCTTGCCGCGCGTGCCTTGCACGAAGTACTGCTCTTTGAGTCGATCGAGCGTGTTTCTGATAGGACCGGAGGCTAAGGCCCGGTTCGGCGGTACCTGAGCGAGCGCCTGATCCAGCACAACGTTGGCCTTCTCAAGCGCGGTCGCGGCCTTTTCGGCGGCCCCCGTGGCCGACATGGCGCCGAAGCCTTCGCGCGTCAATCGCGGCGCAACCTCCTTGGCGGTTCGCAGCGCGGCTTCTGTGGCCGGCCCAGCGCTGCCCGGACGCCCCAACGCCTTCACCATTGATGTTTCCGCGCTCGCCCGTATCTTCGGCGCGATGCGGGCGGTCACCGCCCCCGCCCCCTTGGGGCCAGCCACCTGTGAGGCCAGCGCCAATGTCTCGCCGATAGCTGATGGCACGTCACCCTCAGCGAGTGCCGAGAATGGACGTCCAACAATCGGAATCGTCCCCAGCGCATGACCGATCCCGGCACCGGTGTGTCCCGCCTTGAACGCATCTTCAGCTTTGACGGCTTCGCCCGCGCTCGCCATCGCTAGCTCAGAGATCAGTTGCTGTTGATGCGCCGGCGACAAGCTCGCCAGTAGGAGCTTGTACGCGCCTTTCGCCATGTTCACGGGATTCCATGCGTCAAGCGTGGGGCCGAGAATCCGAGCGACGGCCGTCGGCGGCGCCGCGTTCTCTTCGGCGTCCACGGTCCATCCATGCGGGAGCGGCGGCGGCGTCGGCGCGCTCCCGGCATTCGGGCCAGCGCCGATACCGCGACCACTTTGCGGAGTCGCGATGGACCACCCCGGCGGTAGTGTCGCTGGCTGCTGTGGCATTAGCCACCCGCCTTCTTGATCGAACCGTCGGCGCCTTTGACCCACTTGGTGCCATCAGGCGCGCTGTAGGTACCAGCCGGCACATTCGCCAATGCCGATTTCACATCTGCGGGGACTTCTGTCGTCGAGCCGGCTGTCGGTGTTTGGACTTGCGTGCTCTCGACGCCGAGTCCTTCGAGGATCTCGTTGCGTGCGTTTTGCGCGAGGTTCAGGTTATAGCGGACCTGCTTGATCGCATCGCCCAGTACCTTATCCGTCCACTCGCTGTTGAGATTGTGCGCGGCGAGCTTCAGGGCGTGATCCGTGGGCGAGTTGCCGCCCATGATGCCCTGACCGAGCTCGCTTGTGACATCGGCGATCTGCGCCTTCAGCCGAGTCGCCACACTCGCCGCTTCAGGCCCATACGTCCCGTTTTCGGCGAGCGACAACGACGCGCGGTTGAGTGCTTTGATGCCCCACCGCGTCGCGTTCTTCGACCACTCCTGATTCAGTTCGTCCAATTTCTCGAGGGACGCCGAGGCTTTATTGATCACCTGCGCCAACCGCAATTGGCCGGTGTTGTTGAGCGACCGGATCGCCTGCTTCGTGGCAATCCATTCGCGCGTGATCTTGTTGCTATCGACGCCAAGATTCTTCAGGGCCGCCTGCAGCGCCATCCCGCCGGCCGTGGTGCGCGCGCTGATGAGCACATCCGGCGAGATCGTCCCGTCCTTGATGCCTTGCGCGATCACCTTCGCGTCGTCACGTTGGACCTGAGCATTACCGGTAAGTCCGCCGCCACCCTGCGCGTTCAGCCGTTGGAGCGCTTCGGACTCTTTGTTATGGCGCTCGACCTCCGTGAGTTGCCGATCGGCGCGAACGTCATCGCGTGCGTTGTTCGCCGCCGTCGCCTGCTGTGTGGCCGCGCTCGTCTGCGCGTTCATGTGGTCATCCAACAGCTTGCGCTGTTCCTTGGACGCCTGCATCACCGACCGATTCACCTGGGCAAGCGCCGACGGATCGATGGCCTTCAACTGCGCCAAGATATCGCCGGCGGGATCGATGCCGAGTTGCTGCGCTTCGGCCGTCACGTCCAGCCCGAGCCGTTTTGCTTCATGGAACATGGCCGCCATCGCCAGCGGCGTCGACCCGAGCTCGTCCGCCTTCGCCGCGAGGGCGCCTGCGGCATCGAGCTTAAGGCCCGCGATCTCCAGATTCGTCTTCGTCGTGTCCGCCGTGGACTTCGCCAATATCGCCGTCTTCGCGTCAAGATCGGCGTAGTGCGTTTCGAGCGTCCGGCGAAGATGTCCTGGTACGTTCGCCAGAAACGCGGCGCGATCTCCGCCTGACTTCGTGAACGCGGCATCGAGCGCATCCTGATCGGCGCGGTCACGCTCGGCGTCTTTCAGCTTCAGATCATTGGCGTCGAGCTGCTGCTTCAACCCCTGAAATTGCAACAGTTGTCCCGTGAGCTCGAACGGCGTCGGCCCGGACGGGGTTTTCAATTGCCCGACGATCGAGGGATCGATCGGCATGGCTAACGCTGCGCTCCCGGCTGTCTCGCCAACAACTGCTGAAGCATCAAGAGCTGTTGAATGTTGCCCGTGATGTTGTTGAGCCCACTGGACCAGGCATTGGCCTGCCCGACCTGCCCCGCCGCATTCGCGTTGGCCGCGTCCGTGATGCCGTTGGCACCCGCGCCGGCTCCTTGCGCCCGCGTCTGGCCCATCAGGCCCGCATAGCCGAGATTCAGGCCCTGCAGGTTCTGATTCTGGCCGGCGCCGAAGTTGAGCAAGCTGGAGAGGTTGCCGAACCGTGTCTGGTCGTTCACCTGCCCCTGCTGGTAGTCCCTGAAGCGTCGGGCATCGACGTGCCCGAACTCCTGCGAGCCGGCCTGCTGACCGTAGTCCGACAGGGCCTTGGCTGTGCCGCCGGTCAGGAGCGTCCCGCGGGCCGCGGCTGAGCGTTCGAGCGCCTTCTGACCCTGCAGCAACCGGAACTGATAGCCCGGATCGGTCTCCAGGTCCGCTGCCGTGGTCCCTCGGAAGGCGTCCGGTGTACGATCCGCCATCCCGGAGAGCAGACCCGCGGCCTGCGTGCCGAGCGCCGTGTAGGGACGGTACGAATCCTGTGTGACGCCGAGCAAGCCGCCCTGTTGCGCGATCGACTGATTCGCCGCGTTCTGCTGAAGCTGTGAGGCGCGCCCCGCCGCGTCGGCTTGTTGCTGGCCGACTTTCTTGGCCGTGCGTGCGCCAATGACGCTGCTGGCGATCTGTCCGCCGGCGCCGATGAGTGCAGGAATTGCGAGGGCGGCCGGCATATCAATCCACTCCGATGGAAAAAGACTCGGGAAACGGTTGCCCGCCCACCCGGTCACTGGTAATTAAGGCCCGTACGTCGTCGCTCGCCGCCGAGGTAAAGAGACGGGTCCAGCCATGCGCGCGGGCGCGTTGCTTCATCTGTCGCCACAACGCAAATAACACCGACCCGCTCCCGCGGTGGTCCTCGCGCGTCCAGATGCCTTCGGCATGCGCGGCTTGAATCAGCGCCCAGCAGCCGACGATCTCGCCGTCGTCGTTTTCCACCACATGTACTTCATCCATCCCGGGCCTGAGCATCGGCACGAGCGCCGATAACTCTGTGTCACGTGGAACACGTGTCCAATCGTCGTGATGGAGCACGCGCGCCCGCATTACCACGCCGCCTGCCATGTGGCCCCGTCGTACGTTTCGAGCTTTGTCGTCGTCGTATTGAAAATCACCATGCCCGCGGCGGCCGTGAGCGCGTTCCGCTGCGCGGTCGTGAGCCGTGGCACTTCAAACGATCGTGTTGTGGCCGTAATCGCAAGGGCCGAGCCCGCCGGATCGATCACGAGATCGGTGCCAGGCGCAGACACGCGCGTGACGACGTTGCTGATACTGTTCGGGCCGAACACGTTGTCGAGACTCGGCACCGTGGGCGACACTTCCGTGTCATCGTTCGACCAGATCCCGTAGGAGTTTCCCGCATGCGTCTCGCACCCGGCGATCGTATTGCCCACGAACTGCACGCGCTGCGGCCCTTGGCCGAGGATGCCCGTCGGACCGAGTGCCGTCCAGCGGACGTAACCGATCGAGTTCCACGACACGGATCCGTCGTGGCAACCATTCTTGATATAGATCGCCGCGTCCGCCGCGCCGCCGAGATGATTGCCGTCGAAGTTAAAGAACCCACACCCCATATCGAGGCGCACCAGCGAGTCATCCGGCACTTTGCCGTCAAACTCAAACACGTTGCCAGTGGCAGAGAAATCCACGCACGCGGCAAACTCGGCACCTTGGAGCGCGCGCCCGTCGAACGCCGACCGACAGCTTCGCATCGAACAGTTCTTCGTCCGCCAGAAGTCCATCGACGTGTTCGTGCGGCAGTTCTCCACGGCGACGTTCCGCGCGTAGAACACGAGCAGACCCATCGTCGCGGCGACAGTGGACGTGAATGTCAGATCCCGGATCGTCACGCCCAGCACGGAGTTCAACTCCGCCCAGAACATGTTCCCGAGGTGCGTCCCCGGAAAGGCCGTCCGAAACGGCTGCTGGACCGTGACCACCGCGCCGGCGACGGACGCGACTTGCATCCAATCGGCGTACAAACAATCGCCGTCCGGCTGCGGGTGGAGCGCCGCGTCATTACAGGCGATGAACAGCCATTGACCGGCGTACAGTGCGGCGGCCTCTACCGCGCTCGCACATGTGAAACTGGTATCTCCCACGGCAATAGCGCCGACGATGTCGAACCGCCCATCGACGGCACTCTGGATCCGCAGCGCCGGATAGTTGGCCGGATTACTCGCGGTGTAGAGCAGCGTGGCCCCGTTGCCCTCCACCACCAGCGGGCCATAGGCACTACCGGCGGGCGCCGCGCTATTGGCGACAATCGTGTCCGTAATGAGATAGGTCTTGCCGGCCCCGAACGCGAGGACGCCCGCGCGATCGTAGAAATACGCGAAGGCCGCTTGAAGGGCGATCGTGTCATCCGTGACGCCATCGCCGATCGCGCCGAAGTCTTCCGGCGTCACCATCGCCCCATGCACGAGGGCATTCACCGTGGTCCGCAAATCCCGAAACCACTGGAGATGGGGCGTGTTGAAGACGCGGCCGTCGCCGAGGACGGCCGGCTGCGCGAGTTCGAACGGACGCAGTTGCGCCGCCATCAGGCCGCCTCATAGAACAGGTTGGCGATCCGCCACGGGATCGGGTCGCTCATCACGATCCGCGGCACGAGCGTGCGCGCCTGCCCGAGCTGCGTCCATTTGGCGCGGGCGAGGTACTGCCCGATCCGCCCCGCCGACACCCACCGCTCATTGCCCCACATTTGGCCGCCGTCACGTGACAACTGCAGCATGACTTGTGGGTCAGACCCTTGGCCCGTCGTGAGGCCCAACCCCATTTGCACGTCGAGCATGAGGCTCGCCAGCGAGAACCGCTGATGTTCATCGGTGAGGACCGGCCCTTGGCGCATCCGTACGATCGTGGAGCCCGCACCATCCGCGGTGGAGTCGATCGTCATATTGAAAATCTTGCCGCTGGCCAAATCCCCCACGAGATGCTTGCCGAAGGCCGACGCATGCCACCGGCCGCGCCACGCCGTAAACTCCTGTCCATTCCACGTGCCGCGCTCGTGCCACAGTCCGGTCGTGAGGTCGTAGCACCACGTCGTGTCTTCGGACGGAAACGTGAGGACGTAGAACGAATGCCCCTGATCTTGGTACACGACGCCGATCGCGTCGGCGATGTTGGGGTAGCGGCTGATCGCCAGCTCCACCGCGTACGTCGAGATGCGTTCCGGCTGATAGCCGCGCGCCCGAAGGACGCGGCCCTGCCCTTTCGCGCTCGAGGACAGCCAGAAAATCTGATTATCGATCTCGGCCATAGAATCCGTGGCGGCCAGTCCTTCTTCCATGAAGCCGTTCGGGATCGGCGCGAACGGATTGGTCACGTCATCCGTGAGGTAGTACCAATCGCCGGTCTGTGAACCGAGGACGAGGATCTCTTGCAGGCGCTTCGCCATGCCGACCCAGCCATCGGAGGCGGTGTTCCGCTGCGCGATGTCGAGCGGATCCCACGACGTGAAATCTTCGAGCGCCGACCACTTGAGCGTGCTCGTGTTGATGTCGAGGACCAAGCCGTAGCCATTGATGAACAGGCACTGATTCGCGCCGGTGACTTCCGTGGTCAGCGTGTTTGTCGTCAGGTCGTAGGCGTAGCCGAGGCCGCCGCTCGTGATGAGCAATTGGCCGCCGGCGGCGCCGTTCGAACACAGTTGCGCATTGCCGCTGTCCATCGCGACGGACCCGCGATTCGTAGCGGTGCCCCCGGTGAACAGTTCATCGAGCGATCCGCCGGTGACGGCGAAGGCGCGCCCGTTCTGCGCAAAGCCGCCACGTCCCGGTCCGACACCGCCGATATCGCAGAACGTCGGCAAGCCAGGACACGGATAGAGGTACGCCGGGGACGTACCGGTGCCTTCGCCCGGCTCCAGATAGAGATTGATGCACCGTTCACCATCGAAGGTCAGCGCCTGCGTCACATACGATGGGCCGACGAAACCGGGCCAGACCGCCACTAGTCCGCCTTTGCCGACTTCGGTTTCGGCGCCGTCGGCGCCGACAGTTTTGCTCTTAATTCTTCGTTTTCCGCGCGCAACGCGATGACGCGCCACATCAACGCGCCCGTTTCCTCGCGGACGATGTCTTCCGGCGACTTCTGATTGATGATCACCATAAGTTAACTCGCCGCGATGATGATGCCCTTCGACACCGTGATCGAGGCGGGCGCGGCGGGTCCGAAGTCGATCCCGTTGCCCCCACCGGTCGTCGCGAACCGATCCGCTTCGATCAGGCCCGCGGCGAGACAATTATCGAAGTTCAGATCCGCATAGCCCGCGTTTGCGCGGTCGCGTACTTCCAAGATCGCATCGGAGGAGAAGCGGAGGACGACGCCCGCCGTAATCGCGGCATTCGAGAGTTTCAGGACCGCGTTCGCGACGTTCGTGATCAGCGTCTGCGCGCTCCACCCGATCGTCGCGGCCGTGTTGGAGAACGTGACGGACGCCGCCGTCGCATCGAGCGTGACATCGCCGCCGGGCGTGCCGAGGAGCAACGTCCCGCCCGCATGCTGGTTTTGGATGCGGGCAGCGTCTGTTTGATGGAGGTAGTTCAAGGCGAGCGCCGCACCGGCGGCTCCCGTCGCTCCGATCGCCAGTGAACTCACCGTACTGGCCGACGTACCGCCGCTGTTGAGGATGTACGCCCCGACCGTGCCCCCCGATCGACTCGCGGAGACCCCCATCGCGATCTCGGAGGCGCCGGTCAGGGCCAGGGTCGCCCCGGCGATCGCCGCGTTCGCGTTGTTCGCGCGATTTCTCACAGTGAGCGTGTCATTCGTTGCAAAATCCAACGTGACACCATTCGATCCCGCGCCATCGTCGAACGCCAGTACCTTCGTCGCCAGCCGCGTGATCGCGGTGTCGATGGACGTGAGCCCGGACGATGACCACGCCAGTTTCCCACTCGACCCGAGGACCGCGGCGCCATCTGAGCGAATCGCCAGCCGTGGCGTGTAGCCACTCCCGTTGACTTGGGTGGACAGCGTGAACGCGATGATCGGGTCGCCCGAGACTTGCTGCAGCGGGATCGCTTCGATGATCCCATCCACCACCCGTGACGCGGAGGCCGTCGCGTTCCAGCCCGCGCCGGTCCACCGCACCCGCGGCGAGTACTGCTGCGCATTGTTCGCCGCCACGGTCGTATTGAGAATGATCGCCGCATCGGTGGACGTCGTGCCGATCCCGTCCACTTCGAACGTGGAGGGCGCCGTCAGCGGAATGCTGCCCGGGACGTTATCGTTCGTCCAGATCGGATTCGTCGGCGGGTCCGTGTCTGTCGAGGGCGACAGGATGAACTTGTAGGTCAGCGCTGGGTCGAGATAGACCGTCGCCCGGCCCGCACTATCGAGGACCACGGGGTTCGTATTCGCGATCATCAAGGCCGACGTCGTGTAGGTGTCCGTCTTGGTGTCCGTCGTCGCGAGATACGCGAACAGCAGCCCGCCCGCGACGGGCACGCCGTCGTTATCCAGCCATTGCGGACGCACGAAGGGGATCAGGGGACCGAGCGCCATCAGAGATTTCCCGTGTTGATGTCGTACGCGGGCAAGTTGGTGCCGATGTAGGCGAAGTCATTCGCCATGTCCGTCAGGGTGATGTTCTGGCGCTTGATATTCGCGAACGACCGCGCCGCCATACGCTCCAGGTTCGGCGTGATCGGCCGGCCGTAGTCATCCGCGATTTCCAACGCTAGTTGAAACTTCAACGCCGAGCCGTATCCGTTCGGCAGGTAATAACTGGCCGCCAGTGCGGTGAACTCGCCGAGGCTTTCGGCGATGTAGAGCGCCATCGAGTTCACGGCGTTATCGGGGACCGGCCACAGATAGAGCGTGCCGAGATTGGACGCGACCGTGGGGTTGTAGAACGCGGCCGTAAACTGCGCGGCCGTCAGATCCTTCACGAAGATGTTCTGCCACTGCGTCGCATCGAGCAGCGTCTTCGGGACTTCGACTGTCGGCGACGACGCATTGAGAATCAGGCCGATGCCGGCCAGGTCCGTCGGCCGCTCGATATCGATATTCCCGCCACTGCCGACCGTGTACGGGTTGCTCACGCTGCCCTTGTTCGCGGTGAGCGCCTGTACCGTGCGCGAGATGTAGGGGATCGTGAGCCCTTGCAGCGACCACTGGCCGATCAGGTCGTTCAGGCTCCGCAGCCCTTGCTGGCCTTGCGACGCGTTCGGGACTTCAGCCGGATCGAGCACCTGGAGCGCGACGAGCGCGCCCGTAATGAGTCGAAGCGCTGTCGTGGGTGAGCTCGCCATACGTCATGACCCAGACCTAACGGAGCACGAAGCCGAACTCGAGATCGAACGAATGCGCGCCGCTCTGCGTCACGCCATACTCGGCAAACTCAAACACCGATTTTGGCGGCACCGTCACGGGCGGCATCGAGATCGTGGCGACGAGTTGATTTGTGCCTGTCGTCGGCAGTCCCGCCATGAGATTGGCCGTGGCGCCCCCGAACATGAACAGGTACTGATCCTCGACCACCGGCACGACCGAGCGCACACGCACCGCCGACACCATCTGCGCCGCAATCGGCGTGACCGCCACCGCGCCAATCGCGCACACGGGGATATCCACGGGGATCCCGTATGTCGGGTACTGATTGATCGCGTTCACGACGGTGCCGCCGCCGGTGCGGGTCGCCGCGGCGACGTTGGTATCCACAAACACCGCCACATCGGTCGTGGAGGCCCCCGCGCCCACGGCCGTGATGCGGAGACGGATGAACTTCGGCACCAGCGTTTTCGCGCTGCTCTGGTTGTAGGCGTAGAGCACGGGCTTTGTGGCCAGATCGGCAATCACCGGCGCCGCATGGCCGGCAATGCCTGTGTAGGGCACGGTCTGGCTGTTGCGCACGGTGTAGAACGTGCCGTCGTCGCACTCGTTCTGCCAGGTCGCTGAGCCGTAACTGCGCGACTGGATGCCGGGAGCGGCGCCCATCAGTTCGCCGCCGTCGGCGTAATGACCTTAGTCCGGACCCCGAGCGGCCCGATGCCGGGCGTGAGGGTCGCCAACTGCCAGATCCGCGCCGCCGTGCCCGGCCCTTCCGATTCCCCCGTCGGCCAGTACACATTGCCGGTGAGCGTATTGATCCACGGCTGCACGATCACTTCCGACGGGGGGGGGGCGACCGGATTGTGCTGATAGAACTGATCGCCGCGCCCGAGAAACACCGTCTCCCCCGCAATATGCGTGGTCGCGTTCGACCCTTCACAGCCCCGTTTCACGTTCACGAGCGTCGAGCCCGTCGGCCCGAGGCTCACCACCTGAAACAATTCACGCCCTGGATGCGCCCAGAAAAACAGGCCCGGGGTCACGTTCGCGACCGACGTGAGGTAGACCTGATGTGCGTCCCGCGTACAGGGCTGGAGCAGCGTGGTCTGCGGGAGTGAGGCGAGCGCGGCCATACGATTACCGGAGGACGAAGCCGAGGCGGACCTGAAACGTCGGCCCGGTGGACTGGGACGCGCGCCACTGCACGAGCTTGAAATTCCAGCCCGGAGGCACCGCGATCGGTGACGCAATCCGCGACGAGTCCATCAGGGTCGCCGGACGCGCGACGCCACCGCCGTTGGAGCTCGGCGCCCCGAACACGATGTCGTAATGGTCCTGGATGATGTCGATCGTCCCGCGGAAAATAATGTCGCCGTACTGCACGGACGATCCCGAGTTCGCCGGGGTGACGATGGCGCCGACCTGGGCGACGAGTCCGGACGTGGCCGTCGCGTTCGCCACGTTGCTCGATGCCACCGTTAGCGTCGTGCCCGGCGTCGTCACCGTGCTCACGTTGTCGACCGAGGGCACAAACACCAGCCCGACACCGCCGACACTCGCCACCGTCTCGTAGAGCGCGAGATGCTGTGGGTAGAGCGTCTTCTGGGTGCCGTTATAGATGAAGATGTACGGCTTGGTTGTGTCGTACGTCGTCGGCGCCGCGTGGCCAATGATGCCGGTGCCCGAGGCCGGCGTGATCGCCGTGAAGTAGGAGCCTTCATCCGCGAAGAAGAACTCTTTGTTCGTCAGTGGGGCCGCGTACGCTTCGTTGTAACTGCCGGTGCGTGACGGCGTGGTCGTGCCGCCGGCCACATCGCCGGAACGTGTCGTCAGTGCCGATGCAATCGCCATGCGCTACTCCTGTGCGACCGCAGCCGCGGTCTTACGCGGCCAACCGGCCACGCGACGAATCGGGGTTTCGGGAATCGTGGGGAGATGTTCGCCGGCCGCGTCAATCACGGCCGTCGCTTCACGCCGCGCCAGCTCGCCCATCCGCTGGACGCGGAAGTTCTCCTCGGCCGCCGCCGTGGCGATCTCGAGATCCTGCTGCTCCACACGCGCGATCGCATCTTCCTGACGCACGAAGTAGCCGCGGGCGATCTGCTCCTGTTCTTCGCGCGGACTGCCGACCACCACATGATGCGTGATGGCGCGGCGCCCGTTCACGTCATGGCCGCCCATGTGCAGCATCTTCGGATAGTCCTGCTGCACGAAGGGACGGCCCGGCGTGGGGCTGTACTGGTTCGGGAACATTTCCCACTTGGCCGCCTCTTGCGCGTAGGCGGATTCCGGTGAATGAAGGATTGGCATCGCGCCCTTTCCGTTACGTGACCGGCGCGCCGACCGCGGCGACGACGGCCCACAAGCCCTGCTGCGCCATGAGCGTGATCGACGCGCCCTTGAACTGCGCCGGCGTGATGGTGGTGTGCGGCGATCCGCTCACGCCGTCCGCGATCAGGGACGTCGCCGTGATGACGTGCGCCAACGTCGGCGTATTCACGATGAACCGGATCGTCCGGCCATCCTGCCCCGTCGTCGGGGCCGAGAGCGTGACCGCAATGGCCGTCGCCTTGTCGATGATGTAGACCGTATCCTTCGACGGGCAGGCCAGCGTCACGTCCGTGCCGAGCGTGACGACATCGGTCGCGTAGGGCGCGATCGGGACGTCGCTCTGCGGCGGCGTGACCGGGAAGTCCGCCGTGTTGGAACTCGTCTGCACGAACGCCAACGCCGAATGCGCGACCGCAGGCGTGCCCTGGTCGCCACGCGCCCGCACGGTGATCGTGCCCGAGATGGGCACGCCCGTGCAGACCATGTATTCGTTGTCGATCTTCACCGTCTGGTTCTGGCCCACAAGCCCGACGGCGGGAAAGCCCGTCGTGCTCGCGACCGCGAAAGTCGTCTGATTCGCCGTAATGGCGGCAGAAAGTGTCGTCGCTGTGAGTGCCACGGTTGCCGCTCCTTTAGCTGTAGAGGCGATGCGCGAAATACGGCAGGATGGCCGCTGCGCCGTAGATGACATCCACGCGGGACGGCATCTGATCCGTCTGAATGTTGTACTGCTCGGCCCAGCGCATGGAGAGCTTGGCCTTCTTCGACCGCGCCGAATAGCTCAACGCGCCCGGCAGTTTCGAGGGCAGATCCGCCATCACGAACGCGAAGGCGCCCGGATGGAAGATGAGTGACTGCCGCGACACCTGCGCCGCCATCGTCGCACCCACCGTGCCCGTGGCCCCCGTGAACGTCACGACCGCGTTGTTCGCCGGCGAGACGGTGACGGTCTGCAGCGGACCCGAGGTGATGATCGGCGGGTAGATGGGCAGCGTCCCCGTGGTCGTGCCGCTGATATCCGCGGTGATCGTGAAGCCCTGCAGTTGGCCCGTGTCCGCGTAGGACAAGGGATTCGCCGCATCGACGCCGGCCACCGTGAAGGTGTCGCCCTGCTTGAAGGCGTACGTCCCGAGGCCGGACATTGCGAGCGTGGAGCCGGTCTGGTTCGCGCTTGAGACGATGGGGGTCGCCGTTGTGAACGTGCCGGTCGTGTGGATCGGCGCGTTCGTGCCCGAGTACCACGACTCGATCCCGAGGGCGCCCTGATTGAACTCGCCCGTCCGGAAGTACTGGCTGATCTGGCCGCTCGGATTGAAGCTCGCCAGATTGGCATTGAGAATCGCCGCACGACTCAGTGGGTCCAGGACGGCCTTGAACTCCGTCGGCACCGCGAGATTTTCGAGTTTCGCGACCGCGTTGAGATACGTGGCGTTCGCCGTGATGGCGGTGCCCGGCGAACCCGCGAAGTTCGGCACACTCTTGTAGACCTCGTTGCCGCAGGTCGTATCGACCTTATTGGCGAGCGCGAGGCCGGCCGGTTCGGTGTACCACGCGCGGGCTTCGGGGATCGCCAGCGCATCATCCGCACTCGACCAGCCACAGCCGACATGCTGCTGGTGGTTGATCGTGAGCGGGACGGTCTGGTTGAGGATGGCCTGCTGAACGAGGGCCTGCCCCTCATTCACCACGAAGCGCTGCGGGATGCGGCACTGCGTGACGTAGCCGACCTTGGCGCCGCCCGGCTTGTTGCGCCAGGCGTCATCCCATTCCCGGGTGAAGTTGTTCACCAGGACCATCTTATTGTTGAAGTTTTCGGCGATGTCGTTGCCGACCCACGTCGGGGTGATGATCGTGTTGGCCATCGGCCAACTCCACAACCCAGCCGTTAGCGGGCAGCGCGTTTCCGTTCGAGTCGCCGACGCTCGGAAAAGGCGTCGAAATCGTCAGGATCGGCTGCGTCGTCGCTGGGCACTGTCGTTATGGTCCGCACCGGAGTGGGGGGACGCGATAACGGCGTTACGGGCTTGGTCGGGGCGGCCGCTCCGGACGTACCAGCCTGCATCCGACTATGGAGACGACGCCGCATGGCGGCGATGGCCGCATCAGTTACTGGAGGATTCGCGAGAATCAACTCATCCAGCAGTTCCTGCTGCGTTGCCAGGAACTTAAGCATGTTCGTCCCGTCCTCGTCAAGCAAGATCGCGTAGGCGAGCACTGAATCCCCGGCGATCTGCGCGTCCACCGGTGTCACGGCCGCTTCCCAGCTCGCGTCGGCGGCTTTCGCGGCCGTCACGCGCGCATTCCACCGCTGGCCAATCGCGGCCAGTTCCCCTTTCTGCTTCGCCTCGGCCGCCGTGCGTTCTGACGCCTTCGCGGCGCGCGCTTGTTCAAACGCTTCTTTCTTCGCATCCCAGCGCCCAAGCGCCCGGACGTGCGCCTGATACGGATCGGGCTCGCTGGCGAACTGCTCGAGCGTCGGTTCCGGCTCGCTGAAGGCTTCTGCGGTGGCCGCCGGCGGGAGCGCGGCAGGCATCGCGACGGGTGCGGTATCAACCTTCGGCGCGATCGGCCGATAGGCCGCGACTTGCGCCTCGACATGCTTGCGCTGCTTCTGGCGTTCGTCGGCTGTGGCTTTCGGGTAGACGCGATCGAGGATCGCGTCCACATCACGCAGCCCACGTTCTAACGCCAGTTCCACGCGCGTTTCGCGCAGGTCGGCAGAGAGCTTGCTGATGCGTGGGGCATCATCGGGCCGTGCGTCATGACTGGGCGCGCGGCGGCCACGCTGAAAGCGCCCGCGATCGTCGCGTGCGTCCTCGATCGCATCGTCGGGATCCTGTTCAACGGCCGCTTGTACTTCGACCACTTCGGCCGCCACCGAGCCTGCAGGCATGGGCCGCAACCCGCCTTGGTCCGGCGGCAGATCATTGATCACTTCGGCGGGCTCGAAGTCCATCGGTTCGTTCACGTTCATGCGTCGTCTCCCAGTAACAAGCCCAACAGAAACGCTTCTTCTTCAATCAGCGGCGTGCGATCGACCCAGCCGGCGACGCGGATAAACCGCCGATGCCCGCCCACGATGAACACCGCCAGGGCCGGTGGTGTGACCGCGCCCCGCCACTCCATCTGTCGGGCGCCACGTTCCACCTGGAACACTCCCTCGGGATCGCGGTGTCGCGGCTGGCGACGCTCGAAGATGCTTGGGCCGGTGGTCGTGCCGCCGAACTTCGCCGCGCGCCCACGGAATGTGCCGACAGGCGCGCCGGTCTCGACGTCGAACGTCCCGGTAATGATCGCGCCTTGATTGGCCCAGGTCCCATCCGCCCAGACGTCATCCGCCCACGATGGCTGCGCCCACACCGACCCAATCGCCGCCACACTACACAGGCCCCCACGGCGTCGCCGCGCCGTCGCCTTGTAGTTCGACGTCGTTCACCCTCTGGATATTAGCGTCCACCACGCCGGCTTCCGTGAAAGTCAGCGCATCCGTCTTGGCCTTGATCGCATCAACCTTGCCATCGAGCGTCGTGCCCGTGTCGACCAGGATCGCGGCGGTGTCCGACTTCACGGCTGCGATGTCTGCCGAGACGGATGCGCCGGCCGGCGCGCCGAGGCGTGCGAACGCATCGCCCGTCATGGCCGGCGCCACGGCCGATTTCCAGTCGAGCACGTTCGCGTCGATCTGATTCGCCACGGTGAAGGTCAGGCTGTCGGTCTTGGCTTTGATCGCCGCGGTCTCGGTCTTGGTGTCCCCGACGGCTTTCCCAAACGTGCCGGCGGTGGTGAAGTCTGCGGTCGCCGTGCCCCAGACCGCTTCATTGATCGGCGCGTCGAGCTGGTTGATGGCTTCGCCGGTCGTGCCTGCGTCCTGATGATCGGCCAATGGCTCATCCCAGACACCATCGACAATCTGCTGTACGGTGAGACTCGCGCCGACCGCGTTGTCCGCGATTTCCTTGACGACGGAGCCCGCCACGGCGCTGGCGTAGGTTGTGCCGGAGTCGGTATCGAAGAAGTCTTTCAGGGCGGCTGCCGTCAGCCCACCGATGGTGCCGGTGATATTGCCGCCGACGTTGCCAGTGACACTCGCCACCGACCCTGCGACGTTACCGCCCACATTGCCCGTCACCGAACCGACCGCACCGGTGACGCTGGCGATCGTGACATCGGCCGCCACCTTCGCATCCGTGATGCAGTCGTTCGCCAGCACAGTTGATGTAATCGCGTTCGCCGCAAATGTGGCCGCATCGATCGCCCCATCCGCGATCTTCGCCGCCGTGATCGCGTTGTCGGCAATCGCGGTCGCCGTGATGACGTTCGCCGCCAGCCCGTTCACCGTCGTCACGTTCGTCGCCGTCGTCACCGTGCCGGCCGTGATGTTCGTCGTACTCGCCACGGTCGCATTCGTCGGGAACGTGATGGTCCCGCCATTCGCGACCGGGTTCGTCTTGATCGTGTCCACGTCCACTTTCTGCGTGGTGGCAATCGTCGTCGCCGTCAAATCGTTCGCTGTGGTTTTGCTGCCGATGTTTGCCCAGTCGAGGCCCGCTTCACCGCCAGCGCTGACATCCAGCGTCCGGCCGGCGGTCGTGGGCTGGAGGTACCCCGGCGCACTGGCCGCGAACAGCGCGTCGTAGACGGCTTCCTCGATCACGAAGAACTTATCGAACACGACGAGCGCCCCGGCCACCAACACCGAGACGTCCAGCTCGCCCACGGTCGCCGTGTCGGTCGCGTCGAACGTGACGCCATACACACCGTTGACGCGATGCGTCCCGCCGCCGCTGTTTTTGTTGGCACTCGCGCCGCCGTTCACGACCAACTTGATGTCCGTGTTGGCGATGGTCAGGCCCGTGGCGGGCGTGATGAAATCGGTATCGTCAATGAACGGGCCGAGCGCCCGCGACTGCGCCGCCGTGGCTTGCTTGAGATAGCCCGGCATCTAGGCCGCCATCCGGCGCATCTGCGCGTAGTAGAAGAACGGGGTGCCGGTGCCCGCCACGGCCGTCACCGTGAACGTCGGGCTGGCCACCACGGGCGACGCGAGGGTCAGCGCCGACGCCGGAATGGTGCACGTGATCGTTTCGGTGCTCGCAATGTCGTAGGACGCGAAGGCGTCGAGCGTGATCGTGACGACGGTATCGGACGTGCGGACCACGCCGCCGACGCCTTGTCCTGCGACCACCACATCATTCCAGCCGTTCGCGGGGGAGGTCGCCGCGACGATCCCATCAATGATGTCTTGCCGGATCGCATCGAACGTCGCGCCGGCCGCGACCCAGGTGTCGCCGGTGAGCGTGATGATGATGGTCTCGCCGCCTGCCACCACATCGGTTTCGGTGATCATGGGGACGGCGGTGCCCGTGAGCACGGCCGAGGCCGACGCGCCATTCGCGAGCGTGTTGCTGATGCGCGGCGATCGCCACTGTCGAAAACTCATCGCGCAATCCCCGGCCGAAAGGCTCTCGGCGGTCGCCCTTGGCCCATCGTCCTGAGCGTGCTCGTGACGAGCGGCGTGGCCGAGGCCGTCACGACGCCCGCGATCACGGCCTCCCAGAGCAAGTACGTGCTGGATGTGGTGAGCTGGTACGAGCCGGGCGAGGCGTTCACAATCGACGCCACGGCCAGCGTCTCGTTATTGCCGACTGAGGCATCACTGATCCATGCCCCCGTATAAGTCACTGCGCCTGAGCCATTCCACGAGATGCCGATGATGATGTCGATCGACGCGGTGACGATCGCATTGCTCGTGATCGCCGTGCCGTTCCCGGACGCCGCTTGATCGGAGTCGTCCGTGGCCGAGGCTGTCGTGATGTCGTATTCACAGAACGCGCCTTCGGTCACGGCCACACCGCCGTAGGTCAGCGGCCCCGTCGATCCCGTGGCGATGCCCCAGTACGCCACTTCATGCTCTGAGTTCTGACCCGTTTGTTCGGTCATGATGGCGTTCCATGAGACCGCCACACCGCCGCCGAGCGCCCCAAAGGCACTGCTGCTCGTGAGCGCGACCACCACGAGACGTCCCGCCGTCGGCGTGAACGCGATCGTGCGGCTGGTCTGACCGCCGTTCCAGGTGTCCACATTGACCGCGTTCGCCATTAGCGGATCTTCTCGCTCATGCTGATGCCACTCCCGGCCCGCGCGAACAGGTAATTGTTCAAGCTGATAGAGGTCGAACCGCCGAAGGCGACGTACCCGACCCACTCCGCCGTGACCCCGCCGTTCGTGTCCACGATGACCGTGAACCCATCGGCGCTCATGGCGCTGATGTCGAGGCTTTCGGCGAGCGCGCCCGCGTTACTGGGAAACGCGAGGCAGGAGTCGTACTCCAAGACGGTGTTGACTTCCGAGGCCGTCGCGTTGCCGTTCTCGTCCCACGTCCCTTGACTCCGGCGACTCGTCGGGCTGCTCGCCGTGCCGAGACTCATCTTGTTTTCGACGACGGCGGAGTTCGTCGCGCTCTCCGCGAGGCTCACGCCCATGAACGACACACCGATCGGCTTGAAGCCGAGCCCGCTCACCGTGGACGTCGCACTCCCGGTCTGGCCTTCAATCGTGAACGACCCGGCCTGCCACTGCCCGCCAGAGATGGCCAGCGCCATCGTCTTGCGGTTGCTCGTGGTGCGAACGGTCCAGTTCAGTGTGAAGCTGCTGTCGTTGAACGCGGAGACCACCGCTTGGGCGTTCACCGTGGTCGCGCCCGCCGCGATCATGTTGCTGATACATTCGCCGCTGCGCGCCCGTCGTCTCGTGTCAGATGTGGCCGAGCCATCATCAGAGAAGCCGAACACGACGATGTTCTCGGCGCTCGCCGGTCCAGTCGAGGCCCCGACTGCGAAGACACTGCTATCGGCTTGGAGCGTCCCCGTGGTCGTGCCGAGCCGTGTCGCGAAGAACACCACGGATGGTCGGAAGCCGGTCTCGTAGTTGACGGTCCCTGTCGCCGCGGGCTCGGAGATCGTCACGATCTGCGCTTCTTGCACGCCATCGCCGCCCCACGCTTCGTAGAACACATCGAGATCGACTGGTACCTGATCGTCCACAATCGCCGTGAAGCCCGCCGCGTCGAAACTACTAATGTCGAGCGCGCCATCCACCGCGCCCGCCCCACTGAGCGTCGTGGCAATCGCGTCCGTACTGTTGTAGTTCTCGCAGATTTGCGTCCCGGCCGCGTCCTGATCGAGCACGGATACATTACCGCGATTCGACGCCGAGACCGCGAAGCCCATCCCCGCACGCTGATGCACGGCTTGTGAAGCCGCGTCTACGCCCCCGCCCAGACCGAACCAGTAACAGCGAATCGCCTTCGGCGAAAACGTCTGCCCGGTGGTGACGTCCGTACACGTGATGGCGTACGTGGTCGTGGCCACCGATGCGGCCAACCACGGAATCACGCCATGCGCGAACAGCAATGCCATCGGACTAATTGAGCGAGACGATCTGGTAGTTGTGGCCCTGAATCGAGTTCGCCGCGTTGTTTGTGCCCCAGAGCGCCGTCAGCGAGAGCGCGGTATCCGCCGTCAAATCGATCGTGGCCACGGCGGGTGTCGTGCCGCCCGTCGAGCCCGACACGAACGGCGCTGGCATGCCGTAGTTCGTGACCGTGCCGGCCGTCGGGACCGTCGCGGTAAACAGCGTGACGATGCCGTTGCTCATCGCCGTACCGCTTGAGCCATTGGCGCGGATCTGGATGATCATGTCCACCGCCCAGAGCGACGTCATCGACGCGCCGCCGCCCGTGCCGGACGTCGTGACGATCGCGCCCGTTTTCGCCATGACGGTCCCCGCGACACCGCCCCAGCGGAGCGTGAACGTCAGCGTCGGCGTAGCCGTCGTGCCGTAGCCGCCATACGCCATCAGTCGCAGCGAGCGGCCGTCCTGCATGTAGTTCGCAGGAATCGTGACGTTGGGAAACAGGATCGTTTCCGTGGTCGACGCCGCGATCGCCGTGCCACTCGATGTCGCCCACGCGATTTGTTCGGTCCAAAATTGGCGTGACATTGACGCTCCTAACTCTTGCGTTCCACCCACGTCCCGCTCGTGACACTCACGAGGGCGCCCGCTTGGATGGTGGTGGTATCGACGTTGAGATCGCAGTCGGATGTCCCGACCGAGCCATCCGCAATCACGGCCCCGGTGCTGCGGACGAACCGGCACCACGTGGCGTCGCCATTCGCCAGACCGGTACCCGGCGCGATCGCATTCGCGAGGGCCGCGCCATTCGACGCCGCCGTAAACGCGGGGCTGCCGAAGCTGACCTGTGCGAGCTTGGTTTGTGTCGTGATGGCTGTGTCACACGTCGCCGGTTGAGCGCCGTCGTAAATCAGAATCTTGCCGCCAGCGAGCAGGCCGCAAATCGCATCGCAGGACGTCGAGGCCGCCAGATTCGAGATGT